AGGTGTTAAACCTTTCCATGACGACCAATCTTGACCGCCATTGGTCATATAATACGTTATCTCTGCGTTGATTGCTGGATCGAATAACGAGTAGTTACTATCCAGTTTGAACTTTTCTTTACGATCATCACCTAGGTTACCCAACATGTTGATCTGAAAAATTCCATAGGAACTGTCTCCAGTTTTCCTGTTGCCGTTATAAGCCATTGGGCGTCCATTAGACTCCTTTTTAGCCACAGCCCACGCCATTTTAAGGGCGCTACCCTCAAAGCCTACAGCCTTGAGAAGTTCAACCAATTCTTTGTCTGTTAAAGACTCTGATGGTTTCCACACAGTATTGCTGAATTGCTCCAGCTTTTCCTTGTTAAGTTGTGCTTCGGTTTTTACTTCTGGTTTTACAACCAGCGCAGATGCTGATTGAATTATTTCTGGTTGACCAGTAAATAAAAACAGTACAGCTACTGCTATTGCAACATAGTGATGTAAGACATCGCTAAGTTTTTGCTTTATATTCTCCATAGGCATTTCCTCCAATAGAGATAACGAACTATAAGAATACCATTAATCTTTACAATATGTCAACTTAAAAAAAAGTGTTTATTTATTCTAGTTAACCAATAAACTAGCTATTGAATAATATTTTTCACCCTTCCTTTCTATAAAAAACTTTGGTAGAATAAGACTCTTACTAAAATTTATGTGCCATAGGGCGGAAAAGAGACAAAATGACAAAAATTCAAAACTTTAAACAATCCTCAGATTACTTTGATGAGAAGCCAATGGTATTGCTTGAGCCAAATGCAGATAGCGCTTTAATAGAAAACCCATACGAAAATTTTATAGCTATTTCTAGATATGCTAGATGGATACCAGATTTAAATAGAAGAGAAACATGGAAAGAAACCGTAGATAGATATTTTTCTTTTATGCTAAACAACCTAAAAGAAAATTTTGATTATACTCCAGACGAGATACTTCTTTCAAATCTTAAAGATGCTGTATACAAGAGAAATGTAATGCCTTCTATGAGAGCTGTTATGACTTCTGGTCCCGCCCTAGAAAGAGATAACGTTGCTGGATACAATTGTTCGTATTTGCCAGTTGATCACCCAAGAGCATTTGACGAAACTATGTATATATTGATGTGTGGCTCTGGAGTTGGTTTCTCAGTAGAATATAAGTACATTAATAAGCTTCCTTCAATCCCTCAAACTTTGGAAAAAGTTTCTGACGTTATTGTTGTAGAAGATTCTAAAACAGGCTGGGCAACAGCCTACAAGATGCTTTTAAAAAGCCTATGGGATGGAAAGATTCCATCCTTTGATGTTACAAAAGTTAGACCAGCTGGTGCAAGGCTTAAAACCATGGGCGGAAGATCATCTGGACCGCAGCCCCTTGTAAACTTATTTGATTTTACTATTGCAAAGTTTAAAAATGCAGCAGGAAGACAACTTAAGCCAATTGAAGCGCATGACATAATGTGTAAGATTGGCGAGGTTGTTGTTGTTGGAGGAGTTCGCAGATCAGCTATGATTTCTCTTTCTAATATAAACGATATAGAAATGGCTCAAGCAAAATCTGGAAACTGGTGGGAACACAATCCACAACGTGCTCTTTCAAATAATTCTGTAGCATATTCTAGAAAGCCAGATATGGAGCAGTTTATTTCTGAATGGAAATCGCTATACGATTCAAAATCTGGAGAGCGAGGAATCTATAATGTTGCAGCAGCACAAAAACAAGCTGCATTGAGCGGGAGAGACCCAGAGATACACTACGGAACTAATCCCTGCTCAGAAATCATATTAAGACCAAATCAGTTCTGTAACTTGTCAGAAGTTGTTATTCGTGAAGATGATAACGAAGAGTCTGTTTCTAGAAAAGTAGAGCTTGCTTCAATACTTGGTACATGGCAATCTACACTAACAAACTTTAAGTACATAAGAGATGTTTGGAGAAAAAATACAGAAGAAGAAAGACTGCTTGGCGTATCTTTAACTGGTCAGTTTGGAAATTCTTATTTTTCTGGAAAATATCAAGCACATAAAAAAGAAGGTTATACATGTAGGTACGCATGTCCTGGAAATTGCGAAAATTTAGATCACATTAAAGAAGATGATCACCTTCGACTAGAACATGCCCTACAAAGACTAAAGACCAGAGCTAACGAAGCAAATAAAAAAGAGGCATTAAATATTGGCATAAATCCTTCTGCTTCTGTTACATGTGTAAAGCCTTCTGGAACAGTTTCACAGCTTACTGGAGTTTCTTCTGGCATGCATCCTTGGCACTCAGAATATTACATAAGAACAGTTCGTGGCTCAAAAGGAGATCCAATTTCAATTTTTCTTAAAGAGATTGGAATACCAGTAGAAGACGATGTTATGAAGCCAACCGAAACTTATGTTTTTTCTTTTCCTGTAAAGGCACCAGAAGGTGCTACACTTAGAAAAGACCTTACAGCCATAGAGCACCTTGAGCTTTGGATGATATACCAAAAGGCTTGGTGCGATCATAAGCCATCAATTACAGTATCTGTAAAAGACGAAGAGTGGATGGAAGTGGGTTCCTGGGTATATAAAAACTTTGACGATCTTTCTGGAATTTCTTTTCTTCCATACTCTGATCACTCTTACAAGCAAGCCCCATACCAAGAGGTTTCAAAAGAAGAATATGAAGATCTGGTATCAAAGATGCCTAAAAGCATTAGATGGGAAGATTTATCTTTCTACGAGCTAGAAGATGGCACTTCTACAAATGCAACGCTTGCATGTAGCTCTGATGGTAATTGCGAATTGGTAGATATTAGCGCATAGTGGTACAATAATATAATTGGGTTAAAGCCCAAAATTACTAGGCAACCCGCCTAGAAATAAGGAGGATCAAAAATGGCAAAAGCTAAAGAAGATCTTAATGGAGATGGAAAGGTTACAATGCAAGAGAAGATTCTAGCAGCACTAGCAAGTTATGGACGTCATTTTCTAGGAGCGGCAATTGCTCTATATATGACAGGCAACACCAGCCCAAGAGACCTACTACTTGGCGGATTCGCTGCCACAGCACCCGTAATTTTGAAAGCACTTAACCCTAATGAATCATCATTTGGGTTTACCAACAAGTAAACAAAAATAGTCGATTAGAAATACTCCTGTGCTAAAATTAGTACAGGAGTATTCCTATTTAGGAGACTATGGCAAATGGCAGGACAAAAGAATTTCGAAGTAGATCAAAATGCAACATTTAGTTTTATAGTAGAATATAAAGACGAAAATGACGATGCAATTGATCTTACTGGTGCATCTGCAAAGATGCAGGTGCGTGATACAAAGGGCGGCAATAAATTAGCTGTTACACTAACATCACCATCTGGCGGAATTACAATTGATGGACCTAATGGTAAATTAACTGTAAAAATGACACCAACACAAACAAGCAAAATCTTTTATCCTAAATCATCTTATGATGTTATGGTTGTAGATTCTAATGGGAATAAAATAAAGCTCCTTGAAGGGTTTATGACCCTAAATAGATCGGTAACTATTTAATGACTGAATCCGTAGTTGTTCGAGAGCAAATAAATAAAATAGTAATTTCTTCTCCAGGTCCACAAGGACCAAGAGGAAGAACCATTCTAAATGGAAATGGGGATCCAGCAGCAAATTTGGGTCTTACTGGAGATTTTTACTTTGATATGCTTTCAGCTGCATTTCACGGACCAAAGCTTTCTGATTTAAATTGGTCGGGAGCAAGCAAAATATTTTTAACAAACAATACGCTAGCCTATCCTTGGGAGCTAACTCAAGTTACTGGTCCTTTGTCTGGAGTGTATTCTGTTGTTATTAATCACGGGCTAGGGTATCAACCAAACGTAACAGTTAAGTCTAGCGCTGGAGATATTTTGGAAACTGGAATAGACTACAATAGTACTAATCAAATAACACTGACTATGGCTCAACCATTTTCAGGGACAGCATACCTGTCATAAGGAGATAGCAAATGGCAAGAAAATTTTTAGTTAGCGTTGATCTCAACAAGAATGAGTTGCTCAATGCTAGAATCCAAAACTTAGGCGCAGCGCCTTCAAATCCAGTATCTGGTCAGATTTACTATAACACTGGAACAAATGTTCTTTACTTCTATAATGGCACTGAGTGGACACCAGCATCTGGTTCTACTGAAGTAATTCAAGATGTTATTGGATCTTCCGTAATAGCTGGTACAGCTTTAACATCAACATATAACGATGTTGCAGGAACAACTACATTAAATCTTAATGATACAGCAGTAACTGCTGGATCATACGGATCAACAACAGCAATTCCTACATTTACAGTTGACGCTCAAGGTCGTTTGACTGCAGCTGGAACAGTAAACGTAGCAACTAATCTTTCAGTTGCTGGAGATACAGGAACAGATACAGTTGACCTTCTTACAGATACTCTTACAGTAGCTGGCGGAGAGGGAATTGACGTAGCTGTAACAAATAATACAATTACAATTTCAGCAGAAAACGCAACATATACAAATAAGGGTGTAGCAAGTTTCGATGCAAGCGACTTTACAGTTGTAGGTGGCGAGGTATCTCTTAATAAAGATCCAGTAATTACTCTTTCAGGAGATGTAACTGGTTCTGCAACAATGACCAATTTGGGCGATGTTACAATATCAACAACAATTGAGCCAAACTCAGTTGCTCTTGGTGCTGACACGACTGGAAGCTATGTTTCAACAATTGTTGGAACATCTGGAGAAATTACAGTTTCAGGATCTGGATCAGAATCAGCAGCAGTAACTATTGGCTTGCCAGATGATGTAACAGTTACTGGTAACTTAAGCATTGGTGGAAACCTTGATGTTCAAGGATCTATTAACTCTATAAGCACAACAGAAGTTAATATTGTTGACAATAAAGTTGTTCTTAATACAAATGTTACTGGAGCTCCATCATCAGATGCTGGTCTTAAGGTAAACCGTGGAACCTCTGCAGATGTAGAAGTTTTATGGAATGAGGCGGCAGACCAATGGACATTAACAAATGACGGCACAAATTATCATGAGATAACAAGAAAATATAAGACTACACTAAATACATCAGCAACATCTTATACAGTTACACACAATTTAGGCACAAAAGATGTAGTGGTTTCTATATATGAAGTAGCATCACCATTTGCAGAAATATTTGCAGATGTTGAGCATACATCAGATTCAGATATAACTATTAAATTTGCAGTTGCACCAACAGCTGGAGAATATAGAGTAGTTGTAATAGGATAAGGATTCTAAATGGCTAAAAAGTTTAAATCCCTACTCAACCTCCTTACACTTGCAGAAGACCCAATTTATGGTTCATCTGGAGATGTATACTTTAATGTTACAAGTAAGAACATTAAGATATACAATGGTAGTGTTTGGGTTGACTTAACTCCAGCCTCTAAAGATCCCGCCCCATTTTATATGCACACACACTCCTATGATGGAAATGTTCATACAGTTAACTTAAATGAAACTGTATATTTTGATAATTTAAATCAAAATTCTGGAGTTGAAGAAACAGTTCCTGTTATAATTGGCATAGACGGTGGTTCTCCAACATCATCGTATACAAATGCAAGTTACACGCAACTAACACTGTTGGATGGAGGACAAATTGGCAACTAGCTACCCAACATCAAAAGATAACTTTACAAATCCTGCTGCAACCGAATCAATGGAAGGCCACGCAACGCTGCATGGTAATGTCAATGATGCAATTGAAGCAATTGAAAATAAGCTTGGTGTAAATAATTCACAAGATGTAAACTCAATAGACTACAAGGTAAGTCAGCTTCAGGCAAACCTATCCACTCTAGATGCAGAAAATGCTTCAGAGCTTTTGGGACTGGACGGGAACAATGATCTTACTATAGACGGTATAGAAAATAAAACAATTATAGATTCATTCTCAAAGACAGTATACAAGACAGTTAGATACGCACTACAGATTGATAAGTCTGTTGGAAATCTAACACATACTTCAACTATTGTTTTGCTTAACGATGGAACCAATGTTTACATATCAGAATCAGACATCGTATCAAACACAGATTTATCACTAGCCACAGTCACTTTTGAAGAAAATAGCGGTATAATAAGTCTATGCGTAACACCTGTTTCAGGATCAATAAAGGTAAGATATTTTAGAACAGCATTAAAAGCATAAAAAAGCAGTAAAAGGGAGTCATATCAATGGCAACAGTAAATAAAAATTTTAGAGTTAAAAATGGTCT